ATGATGAAGTATTTCCATTCGTGGAGCGGCGGGAAGGACAGCACAGCCGCGATCATACTTGACCACATTCATGGGCTTCCGCCTTCGCGGATCGTGTTCTGTGAAGTCATGTATGACCGGAAGAACGGAATCAGCGGCGAACTTCCTGAACACATCGACTTCGTGAAGAACGTCGCGATCCCGAAGTTCACCGAATGGGGCTTCACCGTCGACCTGATCACCGCCGAAACCGACTACCTGGAAAACTTCTTCCACGTCATTTCCCAGAGCCGGAACGGAAACAACGGAAAAATGCGTGGCTTCCCGTTGAGCGGCCGCTGTACCATTCAGCGCGACTGCAAGCTGAAACCGATCGCCGATTATTACAAGCGCCTGGGCCTGAAACCGGCCGACTTCACCCAGTACGTCGGCGTCGCGATCGACGAACCGGAACGGCTTGAAAGGCTTCGCGGGACGAACAAAGTGTCCTTGCTTGAAAGGTACGGCTATACCGAGAAAATGGCCCTGGAACTGTGCCGGGAACACGGCCTTCTTTCCCCGGTGTACCAGTTCACGTCCAGGGGGGGCTGCTGGTTCTGCCCGAATCAGCGACTTTCCGAAATGGCCCATCTGAAAGAGAGCCGGCCGGACCTGTGGTCCGAACTTCAACGCCTGGACAACGTACAGGGCCGCGTCACAAAGGGCTTCAAGTACGGGGAAACCTTCGCCCAGGTCGCGCGGCGCGTGGAACAGTGGATCAGGAACCGGGACCTGACCGAACAGCAACTATCCCTATTTGACCAATTCTGAAAGAAAGGAGTGGGAACAACCTTGAAGTGGTCGATCACCACCCAGGAGCGAAACGCCCTGGTCGAAACACATCTGGGCTGTATCTGGTGGACCATCAACAAAAACCGGCGACTGATCAGCGCGGTCGGCCTGGACGACGAAGACGTCTTCCAGCAGTTAGCGATCCGCATGATCCGCGCGGTCGAGAACTACGACCCCGACAAGGGGAAGGACCTGGAACAGCACATCTTCGCGCAACTGCAATATGAAGTCCTGAACTGCAAGGACGCCGCGAAGGTGTACGGAATCAAGGGCGCGCCGTATGGAGCGCGGGGCCTGACCGTGTCCCTGGACGCCCTGGTCGAATCTGGCTGTCAGATTTGCGGGGGGGGGTGGCTTAAATGCCTAAATTCAAAACCGTGTGCGGCGTGATCGCCTTCGTCATGTTCTTCGTCATGCTGGGGGCCGTCGGAGCCGTCGAGAACGACGCCCTTCCCCTTCTGCCCGGCGCGGTCCGCATTTTCGCGGCCCTGGGCCTGTGGGCCCTGTTTTCCTACCTTGCCGGCGCGTTCGACTATTCCCAGGAAAGGAGTGAACCCCGTGAAGTACAGCGCGAAAACCCTGACGCCCGTCCAGGTCGGACAGGTCGTGAAGGCCCTGGTCCTTCTGGGCGCGCGAAAAATTATCGTTGAAGAAGTGGAAAAGGACCGCTTCGTCGTCACCACAACAACCGAAGCGGCCCATTCCAAAAAAGCCTAACTGCATTATAGCAGGGAAAGGAACGGTTTTCAATATGCCGAAACTGAATTTTTATGACACTGACGCCGTGAAGGCGTTTACCCTGGACGTTCTGGTCGACAACGCGGAACTTCGCCGGGACCTGGACTTCGAGCGCCGCCAGAGCGTGGCCAGCTGGGAGTCCGCGAGAGAGCAGAGAACGCGCGCCGAGAAGGCGGAAGCCGCGATCGCCGCCGCCGTGTCGACCTTGACCAACCTGTCGGAAGCCCGCCAGGCCGGCGTCGAAGTCGGCTGGCGTGACGTGGACCGGGCCGTCACTGACGTCCTGGACCTTCTGAAAGGGGGCGAAACGAAGTGAACGTCAGTCTGTACGAGATCAGTTCCGACTTCCTGAAAGCCCTGGACGGCCTGGAAGTGGACGAAGAAACCGGCGAGATCATGAACTTCGACGCCGTGGAAGCACTGGACGCCCAGTTCGAGGACAAGGCCGAAAGCGTGGCCTGTTACATTAAGAACCTGTCAGCCTTCGTCGCTGACCTGAAAGCAGAGGAAGAAAACCTGTCGGCCCGCCGAAAGACCGTCGAACGCCGCGTTGACAGCGTGAAGAAGTACCTGTCTTCGTGCCTGGCGACTGTCGGGAAGGACAAGGTCGAAACCGCAAAGGCCCGGATCAGTTTCCGGAAGTCTATCCAGGTCCAGATCGACGACGAAGCGGCGCTTCCGGCTGACTACGTCACGACCACAGTGACCACAAAGCCGGACAAGACCGCGATCAAGAAAGCAATCCAGGCCGGCGAAGACGTGACCGGGGCTTCCCTGGTCGAGAACCGGAACATTCAGATCAAGTAAAGGGGGCGGGATCATGGCAGATAAGAAAACGACCACCCAGGCGGCCGAACAGGCCGCCCTGGACCCGCCAGCGGCCGTCAGGAACGACATTCCCCTTCTGACGGAAAAAGACATCGAATGTCGCGTTCAGAGCGTCAGCCGCGCGAAAACAGGCCGCGTCGGTGCTGTCCTGTTGCTTTACAAGGACGCCCGCGTCGATATGCGGATTCTTGACCAGGTCTTCGGCCCTGGGAACTGGCAACGAACCCATGAAGTGATCAACGGGAACCTGTTTTGTAATATCGACATCTGGGACGCAGAGAAGCGCGCCTGGGTCCGGAAACAGGACGTCGGCGTCGAGAGCAACACCGAGAAAGAAAAAGGCCAGGCGTCCGACGCCTTCAAGCGCGCCGGCTTCAACGTGGGGATCGGCCGCGAACTCTACACAGGCCCCTTCATCTATGTCGAACTGGCCGACAACGAGTTCTATTCCGAAGGCCAGAACGGACGGAAGGAAGTCCTGAAATGCTATTCGAACACCCGCTTCACCGTCACCCACGTCGCCTATAACGACCGCCGGGAGATTTGCGAACTGGTGATCGCGGACCGGAACGGAAACGTCCGGTTCGACATGAACAAGAGGGTCCAGGGACCGCCACAGACAGCCCAGGGCGGCCAGGGAACAACCACCCAGGGAAACACCCAGGGACAGGGCAAACAGGCCCCCGGGGGCCGCCAGGGCGCGCCAGCGGGTACACCAGCGCCCCAGGCAGAGAACGGGGCAGTCTGCCCGATCTGTGGGAAACCAATCACAAAGGCCGAACAGGACTATTCCGTCCGGAAATATGGTCGCGAAGCCTGTCGGACCTGTCAAAAAGCATTGTAAAAGGAGGTGGCAAACGTGCCGAGCCGCATAATCAAAGAATCAATCACTACCAGCGAATCGCTGTCGGAGGTGAGCGCGGACGCCGAGCGCCTTTTCTGGCGACTGGTGGTCAAGGCGGACGACTTCGGCCTGTACTACGGAAATCCGCGAATCCTGGCGTCTATGTGCTTCCCGCTGGACCCGCCGAAGGAACAGAGAATCCGCGCATGGCTGGACGAACTGGTCGCCGCCGGCATGGTGGGGACCTACACGTCCGACGAGGACGGGAAGAAGTACCTGAAACTTCTGTCCTGGGACCGTCACCAACAGCAGAGAGCAAAGAAAAGCAAGTTCCCCCTTCCTGTTGCATTTGATAACACTTGCAATCACAGCAACGGAAAGCAAGTGAAATCAAAATCCCCCGTAAACGAGAACGAAAACGGGAACGAGAACGAGGAACGAGGAACGGGAACGCGCCCAACCGGGGCGACGGCGACCCCGCGCGGTTTTGATCGCTTCTGGGCCGCATATCCCCGCAGAGTCGGCAAGCAGGACGCCCTGAAAGCCTGGGGACAGCTTAACCCGGACGACGCCCTTGTGGACCAGATCGTCGTCGGCGTCGAGCGGTGGAAGACCTGTGACCAGTGGACGAAGGACGGCGGGTCGTTTATCTGCTACCCGGCCACGTTCATTCGCGGCCGCCGGTGGGAAGAAGACGACCGCCCCGATCCGCCCCCGGCTTCGCCGAAGGGAGCCGCGCCGAAGAACTACGCCGGCGACGAAGACTTCCTGGAAGGGCGGTGATCACATGGACGCGATCGGGGATATTCTGGCCGGCGTCGTCCAGAAAAGCCTTCAAAACCGGGAGCCGGAAGACTACGTCGACGACGAAGGTTTTCTGTGCTGTGGCAAGTGTCACGACCGAAAGCAAATGGACGTGAACATTCCGGCCCTGGCCGCCGGCGGAACGAAGACGATCCGCGTCGGCTGTCTGTGCAAATGCGGCCGCGAGAGGGCCGCCCAGGAAAAGCGGGAACAGGAACGCCGGGACTTTGAAAGCCGCATGGAACGGCTTCGGCGTGACGGGATCACCGACCCGGCCTATTTACAGTACACCTTCGACCAGGACGACAAGCGGAACCCGAAGGTCAGCGACGTCTGTCGCCGCTACGTCGAGAACTGGGCGGAAATGAAGGCCCGGAACATCGGGATTCTGTTCTATGGCGACGTCGGGACCGGGAAGTCCTTCCTGGCCTGTGCGATCGCGAACGCCCTTCTGGAACGGCTGGTCAGTGTCAGCGTGACCAACTTCCCGCGAATACTGAACAGCCTTCAAGGGTCCTTCGACGACGAACGCCAGAAGCGGATCGACCGGCTTCAACACTATTCCCTTCTTGTGATCGACGACCTGGGCGTCGAACGCGACACGTCCTATTCCGTCGAACAGGTCTACAACGTGGTCGACACCAGGGCAAGGTCCGGGAAGCCGGTGATCATCACGACGAACCTGTCCTTGAAGGACCTGGAAAACCCGCCGTCCCTGGCCTACAAGCGGATTTATGACCGCGTCCTGGAAATGTGTCCGATCCGGCTGAAACTGGTCGGAGCGTCCCGCCGCGTCAGCAACGCCAGCGAACGGCGGGACGCCGCCCGGCGAATCCTGGGATTCTGAAAGGACGAAGACCCATGAAGTACAAACTGACGATCCCCGGCCTGTTGCCGGGGCTGAACGAATACATCGACGCGGAGCGGTCCCACAAGGGCAAATACAAGGCCGCTTCCATGAAGCGCCAGGCCCAGAACGTGATCGGCTACATGATCCGGACACAGCTTCGCGGCGTCCGCTTCACCCGGCCCGTGGTGATCCGCTACCTGTGGATCGAACCGTCCCGCCGGCGCGATAAGGACAATATCGCCTTCGCGAAGAAGTTCATTCAGGACGCCCTGGTCGAAACCGGCGTCCTTCGGAATGACGGCTGGTCCGAAATCGAAGGATTCACGGACAACTTCGCCCTGGACCCGAAGAACCCCCGCGTCGAAGTCACGATCGAAGAAATGGAAGGAGTAAAGCGAAATGGTAAAAGAAAAAATTAAGAACCTGGCCCCTGGGGCCTTCTTCAACGCCGGTCCCGCCGTTGTGACCGTCCTGGAACACTTCGCAGACGGCCGAACCCTTCTGGCCGCAAAGGAGCCGATCGGGAACCGCCCCTTCACCGTCCGGCCGTTCACCTACGACCGCACGGACCCGGAGCCGAACCCGAACAACTTCGCGTTTTCTTCCCTTCGCTACGACCTGAACACCGACTTCCTGGACGCCCTGAACGACGCCGGCGTGATCCCGGCCGACAAGGTCCTGGAAGCCGAATGGAGCCTGGCAGACCACGACGGAACGAACCGTTATGGCGTCGCCGTCTGCAAGATCGCTATGTTGCCCGAACCCCTGGTCCGGAAGTATTACGACGCGGGCCTTCTCACGATCGACGACTGGGAGTGGACGATCACCCCGCGCGCCGGCGGCTCCCTGGACTACGGCAGCGCCTGGCGTGGCTACGGCGGCGTTCGCCCGGCTTTCTTCGTGGATTCTGAAATCTGCCTGTTCCTGGAACCGGACGAAGTCGAACTGTCTGACGCCGCCCTGTTGCGTGAATTTACTTCGAAACAGCTTGCGGACGAAGTTCTTCGCCGGATCGCCGCCGGCGAGGACGACGAAGACGAATGATCGGGTCCTGGGCCTTGAAGGCCAGAGTCGAAGAAAACCTGGGGGTCGCCCTGGCCCCCGGCTTCTTCGATAAGGCGGAACAGTACGCCCGGCGGAAGCTGGACCTGTGCAACGAACGCGCCGGCCGCCAGTACGGCGAAGACGGCTACGGCGACGAATACCTGGTCCTTCTGACCGCCGACACGGTCCGGGAAATGGCCTTTTCCGAATACACCATGATCCGGTCGGCGGAGATCATGGCCGAAGCGGCCGCCGGCGGAAAGGCGGTGGAAGCATGAGAAGGCGAAAGCCCAGTCTTCCGAAGTGGAAATACGCCTTTTCCTGTCGGGACTGTCGACACGTTCAGTTCATCAAGGACGAAGCGAAGGGCCGCGAAGGCGACTATTGCGTGAAGTCGATCGAGCGCGCCGACGCCGGCCTTCCTGGCCCGATCCACGCAGACGAAGCTGACCGGGTCGTCCGCTGTGACTGTTACGAGCCGATCCCGAAGGAAGGTGATCCGGCGTGATTCCCTTCCCGAAGAAGAAGTATTCCGTGATCTACGCTGACCCGCCCTGGTCCTATGCCGCCGGCGGGAAGAAGCGGAATGTAACCCGACACTACCACACTATGAAGCCCGAAGACATATATGACCTTCCGGTCCAGGACATAGCCGCCGACGACTGCCTTCTGTTCATGTGGGCGACCTTCCCGAACCTGGAAATCGCCCTGGAAACGATCAGGCGGTGGGGCTTCAAGTATAAGACCGCCGCCTTCGTCTGGGTAAAGAGGAACCGGAAGTCCCCCGGCTGGTTCTGGGGCCTGGGGAACTGGACCAGGGCGAACCCGGAAGTCTGCCTTCTGGCGACGAAGGGGAACCCGAAGCGCGCTTCCCGTTCCGTCCATAGCGTAATCGACGCCCCGATCGGCCGGCACAGCGAGAAGCCGGCGGAAACCCGCGACAGGATCGCCCGGCTTGCGGGGGGGGTACTATGATCGAACTGTTCGCCAGACAGGCGGCCCCCGGCTGGGACGCCTGGGGCGACGAAGTGGAAGGCGGCGACGCCGGTGAATGAGAACACGAAGATGATCCGGGACCTGGCCGCGTATGTGTGCGACCGGCTGGCCGGGAAGGTCCTGATCCACCGATACGACGCCTATTCCACCAACAGCGTTTACTTGAAGTTCGACTACGGCGTGGCGAACAGTCTTCGGATCGCTGACCACGCCGGGAAGGAACACCTGGCCTATCGGTTCAACATCATTCTGAACCTAACGGAGCCGAAGAACGACCTGTCAGGACGCTTCCCACGGAACTACTACCCGCCGGACATGGTCGACCAGGTGATCGAAGATATTCTGGCCGGCGTCGAAGCGAAGCGCGCCAGGTATCGGGACTATGAAAAGACCGTGGCGGACGCGAAAGCCAAAGTCACCCACGAACGGGGCTTCTGGCAACAGGCCCGCCTTGTGAAACAAAAGAGAGGTAAAAGACAATGACCATATCTGAACTTGTGGCCCGCGCCCACGACAACGCCGTGAAACATGGCTTCTGGAACCCCGCGCCGGAGTTCGGGACGGCGATCGCCCTGATTCATTCCGAACTGTCCGAATCCCTTGAGGAAGCAAGGGCCGGGAAGCCTGAACTGTACTTCAAGGAAGTCAACGGATTCACTGTGACGGACGCAACGGAACGGCGCGGGGAAAAGCCCGAAGGCGTGGCCGTGGAACTGGCCGACGCCGTGATCCGGATCGCGGACTTGTGCGGACACCTGGGAATCGACCTGGAAGCCGCGATCGACCTGAAAATGGCCTACAACGAAACCCGCCCGTTCAAACACGGGAAGCGGTTTTGA